GGTGCGGTGTACGGTGAGCAGATTGATGAGGCGGCAGATCGAATAACCAGTGTGCCCTGGGACAGATCGACAAGCGTAAACACTGCATGGGACCTGGGCATCTCAGACAGTACCACTGTAGTTTTTTTTCAGGAATGCGGCCGCGAGATCCACTGGATAGACTGCCTGGAGGCATCTGGGGTGGGACTCGATTTTTTCGTTAAGAAGCTGAAAGAGAAACCGTACTCCTACAACAAGCACCTGTTTCCGCATGATTTGGCGGTAAGGGAATTAAGCACCGGCACCAGCCGGGCAGAAACGCTGCGAAGTTTAGGTGTGACGCCTACGATTTCGCCAAGGACCGGTCCGACAGAACGCATACACGCCATGCGTATGCATTTTGATAAATTTTGGTTTGATAAAGAGAATTTTGGGCCAGCTTTACGTGCGCTTAAAAACTATCGTTATGAGTGGGACTCCAAACGGCGGGTATGGCGTAGCTCACCTCGTCACGATTGGGCTAGCCACTTTGCAGATGCAGCTGGGCTGGCAGCTGAGAATATTAGGGTTGTAAGACCCCGTAGCCAGCCGTTTAAGCAACCAGAACAGACATGGGTAGTTTAATGGACAAAGAGATACTAGAGCAGCTTAAAGAGCTTGTGCAGCGCCTAGAGGTGCTTTCTGACCGTATTCAAAACAATTGCTGCAAGTGCGGGATGCCTAATGGCTAAAATGACAGAAGATGAAGTTGCGGCCATTGTAGGTTCGCACCTGAAATCTGCTCTTGGCGATGATTACGATTCGCTGACGGCTGATAGGGCTGACTCGTTAGCCCGATATCAGGGCGAGTTATACGGTGACGAAGTAACCGGGCGCTCCCAGGTAATGTCCAGGGATGTTTTAGAGCAGGTTGAGCAGACAATGCCTAGCCTTGTCCGTACATTTTTAGGCAGTGAATCAGCGGCTGTTTTTGAACCCAGGACGCCAGCTGATGAGGCGATGGCTGACCAGGCTACAAAGTATGTCCATTACGTTTTATTTAATAAAAACGATGGCTACACCATAGCAATGGATTGGATGAAAAGTGCGCTCATCACCGGCACTAGCGTTGCTAAGCTGTGGTGGGATGACCATGAGGAAATTTCTGAGGAACTATACACCGGCCTGACGCAGCCGGAAGTAGACCTGTTGATTTCTGATGATACGGTTGAGGTTCTCGAGCATACCGCGATGGGTGAGCTGGAAGGCGAGGTAACTGTCGATGAGGAAGGCGCGATGGTTGCGGCCCTGGAAGGCAAGCCGGTAGAGCCTAAGCATGATGTTAAGATTAAACGGGTTGTTACAAAATCCCGGCTTCGCTGGGGATCGCTGGCCCCGGAAGAATTTTTGATTAACCGCCGCGCCCGGACAATAGATGAGCGTGATGATACATTCACGTTCTGCAGCCATAGATCGAACCGGACAGTTCGCAGCCTGTTAGATGAGGGATATGACGAAGAGAAGGTAAATGCGGCTGCAAGCAGCAAGGGTGACTACAACGATATTTTTGAGCAGCGTTTTGACGATGTCCAGGTTGATTATAATGACGATGTTGTGGACCCAGGCTCACGCCGAGTTAACCTTTATGAATGTTATTTGAAACTGAACTACAGCGGAGATGGGTCCCAGCTGCTGAAGGTCTGTAGTTTAGGCGGCAGTGAGGGTGCGGTTATTTTAGAAATCGAACCGGTTTCTGAGCTTCCGTTTTGCGAATTGACTGCAGTTCGCAGGCCGCACCGGGCACTAGGCTACAGCCTGGCAGATCTGACAAAAGACCTGCAGCGCCTAAAGACGGCGTTGTGGCGGGGTATGATGGATGGATTGTATCTGTCTTTAAGCCCGCACATTGCAGTAGATGAAAGCAAGGTAGAGCTGGACGATTTGCTGAGCCAGGCGCCTGGCAGTGTGATTAGAACGCAGGGCAACCCGCAAACGAGCCTTATGCCGATTGTTAACCAGTGGGGAAGCTCAGGCGGTCAGGCGTTTCCAATGGTGCAGTATATTGACGCACAGCTGCAAAAGCGTACCGGCGTAAATGACCTGGCAGGCAGTTTAACAGAAGGTGTGCTTCAGAGTGAGACAGCTACAGCTGTGTCTGAGGCAACGACAGCTGCTCGGGCTAGAGTTGAGTTGATAGCCAGGTCAATGGCAGAGGGTGGTTGGAAGCGTCTGTATAAATTGGCGTTAAAGATGATTAACCGGCACCAGGACCATGAGGAAGTAGTTCGGCTGACCGGTAAAGATTGGGTGACAGTTGATCCTGCATCTTTTAACAGTCAAATGGACGTTAAGGTTAATGTCGGTCTTGGTGTGGGCACGAAGCAAGAGACTGTTCAGAAGCTGCAGTTTATCGCGTCCAAGCAGGAAAACTTAATGTCACAGCTTGGTGTTAATAACCCGGTGGCTGACCTTACTAAGTATTATCAGACGTTGGTTAAGCTGGCAGAGAGTGCCGAGCTGGACCCCATGCTGTTTTTCTCAGATCCGACTATGGCTATGCAGCAGCAGGCTGGTAAACCGCAGCAGCCTAGCCCTGAAATGATGAAACTTCAGGGTGAGCTTGAGCTGAAGAAAGCTGACACGATGGCTAGAGTTGAGCAGGAGCAGGTTAAGACCAAGGCGATGGCAGAGCTTAAAAAGTTTGAGGCAGAGCTTAATAGAGAGGTCGAGCTGAAGAAAACTGAAATGAAGGTTGAGGCTCAGAAGCTGATAGCGGCTGAAGACCTTGAGCTGAAGAAAGAGATGGAAGCGAACCGTCACCTGTTCAAAATGCGAGAGCTTGAAATGGAGCTAGACCTAGAGGTTGCTAAAATGAATGCCGGTTCGCGGGATGGTCAAGGCAACATAAATGTGAGTGATTAGCATGCATAAGTTTGGCAATGAGAGCGATTTAGCGGCAATAGATATTTTGGCGGATAATTTAGATCTGCCGGATATGAAAAGGCGCCCGGCTAAGAAAAAGATACGTGTTAAGAAAAAAGTTGTAATTAAGAAAGTGGCAAAATGACCGGTTTATTAAACAGCATGAGTACACTATGGCCTGCCCCTGGCGGCATCAATCCTGACCTATCGATCATACGCCCTGAGTTCGGCGGGTATGGTTTACTGAGCGATGGCACAAGCCCAGAGGCAGTAGATTTTATGGACAACTTCTCGGGCGGTATCTTGCGGGGCTTTCAGTATAATCCAGCAGATGGGCACAGCATTACGCCAATACAGCCCAGCGGTGTTTTTGGGGCCGATGATCCGAACGCTGACGGTGCTGACTCTGGCAGCACTAAGGCAGACGGGTCTGGATTTTTTAAAGCAAAAGATATGGCTGAATTAGAGGCGGCTTTTAGAAACGCTAATTTTGGCGGATATACCCCAATGAGTGCATTTTCTGCAATGAAAGATATGGGTGGCAATACGTTTGATATTGATCCGAAAAGCCGATTATTCGGCGAACTGTTCTACGGCTACGATTCAGAAGGCAAAATGGTGCCGATAAGCCAGGGTGTTTACGGTCCCAACTCGGGTAGAGCTGGTCAGCCTCTGGAAAAAGGAACAATAATGAGTATTCTTAAAGGCCGGTTATCAACGTATGACCTTTCCGGCGGTTCCGATGGCGGAGAGGAAGCTGGCGGTGATGACAACGCTCCTGGTGACAATGATGGCGGTACTGAATCTTCTGGATCTGGTGAAGGCGCAAGTGGATCAGGTGGTGTTGCATAATGGATGACCCTTCGTTTGACCCCGGCGAAGCAAAACAAATTTTAGACAACCCAGTTTTTAAGAAGGCATTTAATGCTTTTGAAAAAGCCTTATTTGAACGGGCGGTAGAAGCACCTGCCCGTGACGATGACGCCAGAATGCGATGCATGATGGCGGTACAGGCCCTACGCAATGTTGAGAAACAGCTAAGGCGTATGGTCTTCGATGGCAAGAGCGCGGCTAAAGCAGCTGACGAAATTGCAAGCGGTAAAAGCCGCTACGTTTAATTACTTGGGACAAGCCGCTGGCCCCTGAGAAAAGGAAACACAAAAATGAGTGTAGAAGAAACCGAAGTACAATCGGCTGAGGATGTATTCCTGGGTCTATTGACTGAGGAAGATGCCGAGGCCCCGCAAGATGGACAAGCTGAGGCTCCAGAGCAGGAAGTAGAAGAACAACCCGCAGATGATGAAGGCGAAGAGCTAGAGGCATCTGGCGAAGAGTCTGACGAAGAGGCAGAGACTGAAGAGGTAGAGAGCGACCAGGACGAACCCGCGCTATATGAGGTCAAAGGACCCAGCGGGCAAATCGAACAGGTGACGCTTGAAGATCTTCAGAACGGCTGGATGATGCGCTCAGATTATACGCAAAAAACGCAAGCGAATGCTGAACGGGAAAGAGAGCTAGAGGCAAAAGTGAAGCAGTTCGAGGAAGACCGTAAGGTTGTCGAACAGCAGATTTATGACCGTCTGGCTTTGCTGAACTTAGAGGAAAACGAACCGGATTGGGCAGAGGAATCTGAGCTTGATCCGATTGGTTGGTCTAAGAAGAAGTATGAGTGGGATCAGAAAAAAGCAGCTCGAGAAAAAGTTATGCAAGAGCAGCAAACACAATACATGATCCAGAGGAAGCAGCACATTGACGTTCAGCAAAAAAGACTAGTCGAATTAATACCGGACATGGGTGTTCCCCAAAAACGTGCGGAGCTGGCAAATCAAATTAATTCATTTCTAATAAAAGATATGGGCTTACCGGAGCAAGAGGTAATCAACATTGTTGATGCCAACATGATCTTGATAGCCAAGTTAGCGATGGATCAATTTAATCAGGCCAAGACTTCTGAAATAGTGCGCAGCAAAAAACTGGTTAACAAACCGAAAGTAGTAAAGCCGGGAGCTGCAAGACCTAAGAGGAAAGCAAGTAGTTTCGACAAGACGCTTGATGCTTATGCGAAGGAGCAGACCACAGACAATTTGGCTGAGGTCTTTAAGTCAATCGAAAACTAGAAAGGAACCGGACTATGGCAGTCCCTACTAATGTTGTTGTCGCAAATTCTCGCGCCAACAAAGCAGAACAGGTTTCCCGGGCTATTGCTAACATCAGCCCAACCGAGACTCCTGTAATATCAATGGCTAAAACCGTCAACGCTCGAGCCAGAACATACGAGTTCTTGATCGACACATTGGCGGCAGCGGCTGACAACTTTCATATAGATGGTGACGACGACAGCGTAAATGCTTCGCCCAGCGTCGTCCGTCAAAGTCAACGCATGCAGATCCTCAAAAAATCTGCCGGTGTTTCCGGGTCAACCCGCGCCATCGAGTTATATGGTACGTCCGACGAATTAGCCTACAACATGGCTAAGAAAAGTAAGGAGCTGAAATTAGACCTAGAGAAAGCTGCTGTCGGACCCCAAGCATCTTCAGCTGGTTCTACGACAGCTGCAAGTAAAATGGGTGGTCTCGAGTCATACATTGCGACAAACATCACCTATGCAAACGGCACCCAGGCAAACGCTACAACGCCTGGCTGGTCCGGTGGTGATACCGGTACAGTGGTTGATCCAATCTCTGGTGACCAGGTTGCGTTTACTGAAACCATTCTGAAAACTGCAATTGAAGCTGCTTGGACAAACGGCGCCGAGCCTTCTGTATTGGTTGCATCCGGCGCAAATCGCGCCCGGGTAAGCGCCTTCAGCGGCGTGGCTGACCTGTACCGCGATACAAAAGGCCAGAACACTGCAAGTATCCTGGCTTCGGCATCCGTGTACATTAGCGACTTCAGCGGCCAGGCAGGAATGCGAATCGTAGCTGACAGGCACGTTAGAGCTAACAGTGTACTGCTCCTTGATCCTGAGTATGTCCAGTTAGCCTTCTTGCGTAACTATCAGACATACGACTTGGCGGTCACTGGTGACTCTCGTTCTAAAACGATTCTCGCTGAATGCGGAATTATTCCTACGAACGAATCTGCACACGCAAAGATCGTTGGTCTAACTACTTAACAATTAGAGTGCAGGGTGTCGGGACAATCTCCGGCACCCGCTTCTATTGGAGGAATTATGAAGTGGCGTCTGCTAGACGATAATGAAAGTGTCACTGAGTATTTTGCATACGATAATGAAACTGAAACAAGTTATATAAATCACGTTTATAAGGACCAGGCTGCCGTTGTCGATTTGAATAAGGCCGAGCAAGGCAAAGATGCGGGCAAAGAGCTGGACGGGGAAATGCACCTGGTTGCCAGGATACCGCCAGTAATTATTCATCAATGGTTAATGGAAGGCCTGGATATCTTTAATAAAGATCATGCCGCTGCACTATGGAAAAAGCTCGATGATCCCGAGTGGCGTTATTTAAGAGTGAACACCGGGAGCATAGGCAGGAAGAGTGTACACTTTTGAACATATTAAATGACCATTTAGATCAGAATATCGCGTTAGACACCGATGATTGGTGGTCTACCGGTCAGCTGGGCAAAAATTACTTGGCTGCTGGAAAACTAGGACATGCTTATACATTTGCAATGATGGCATACGGACTAAGACCATGCGCTGCAACGATGATAGAAGCTGGCCTCGTCCTTGGCGCGATGGGGCGTTACAAAGACGCACTTGATCTGTATGAGGAAGCACATGAGGCTGACTCAAAAAATATTGCCGCTATGAACAATGCTGCGCAGGCATGTTTAAATCTAGGCGATATTAAAATGGCGAAAGTTTGGCTGGAGAAACCAAAAAACGTATTAACCAAGGAACAATATAAAAGAGCAGATACATCGCACCTTGAGCGTAACTGGTCTTTCATACATTTAGCAGAGGGCAACTATCGGAAAGGCTGGGCTGCATGGGATCTTGGCGATGGTGTAGATGACCGGGCTGCCAGGCATGAGAAGCTGCCTAAGTGGAAGCCTGGTGAGCGAGGCTGCATAATCGCATATGGTGAGCAAGGGCTGGGGGATCAGCTCATGTTTGCAGAATGTATTTATGACCTTCAGCAAGATGCATTTGAGGGTTTAATCCTCGAGGTCGATCCGAGACTTGTTGGGTTGTTTAGGCGGAGCTTTCCTGACGTTGGTGTGGTTGGCAGTTTGTACGACAGGACGCTTGGGGTCGTTATACCCAAAAATGCAAAACGCATTAGTTTTGGATCTTTACCAGGGTTGTACAGACCGACAGCTAAAAGTTATAGAGGTCATCCCTACCTTATGACTTGTCTAGACAGAAAGGCGATGGCCTTTGGCTTGCTAAAAACACTGCCTCACAAAAAGAAGATCGGCATCTCCTGGACGGGAGGGCTGCCGCACAATGGAGCAAAAGAACGAACACAAGATTTAAAACATTTAATGAAGGCGTTTTCTAAACTTGATGCTGACTTTATAAGTTTAGAGCATACGCCTATCGGGACACCGGAAGATCATGGGGTTCACGTTTACCCATTTCTAACGCACAGAGAGCTTGATTACGACTACACAGCTGCATTGATCAGCTCATTAGATCTTGTTGTCTCTGTGCCGAATACAGTTGTCCACACAGCTGGCGC